ATCATGGTATTTTTCTGGATTTTGTTTAAATACCCTGTTACCGTTACCATCTTTGTGAACATAGTAGTAATCTGATCCTATGACTACTGAACTATCTCCTCGGTGGTTCCCATATAATCCCCAAAATTTTCTATAATAATTATAGATTAGAGCTTTTCCTTCAGAGGTTAGAAACCTAACTTCATTATCTTTAGGATAAATGTCACCCTTTGTTATTGTCAAATCATTATAATCCTCTACGTCTGCTCCTACATATTCTAGTCCTAGGGCTCTAGTTAGTAGATAAATACCTTTCCCTGTCTTAAAAAAGATGCCAAACGGTGTCAAAACTACACTATTTTTTACAGCACACCCTACATCAGAGGATATAAGTTGTGGTTCAATAAAACTGTCTTGTTCTCCAAGATTATTAGGACCATCACCTGCTAGATAGAATATAGCGTTTTGTTTGAATATTATAAGCTTATCATCCATAGCTTTCAAAGCTGTAATGTCTCCACCAACCTGTGACACTAGAATACTAAGAGTATCATTCATTTCAACTCCTACCTTTGATGATAGTAGTTTTGAAAACCGTAACTCTAGTTTGTTCTCTAATCCTGCTATAAATAACCTATTTTTAAAACTAGAAACTATAGAGCAAGATGGTGGACTTGTGTTTTCTAAAACTCCTCCTGTGGTATAAAGAACTTCATTGCTAATTAAAGCTGAGTCAGGGGTTTTATCTGAAAACGATATAAAATCTACGGTAGGTTGATTAACAATTGGGTCAAATGTTTGAGAGGTAGTGGCACTATTGTTAGCATTTAGTTTGTAAAACAAAGTTCCATTTTTTTCAGTTCTATAAAGTTCAACATAGACATCTTGTTTTTGTGTAAGAGGTAGAGACGGTATGAGTACTTCTACTGAAGAAATAGATGTAGCCGTAGAAGTTGAGGCATATTCAAAAGTCATTTGATTAGAAAGTCCTGATCTATGAATATTACCTTGAGCATCTGTAAAAACGTAAATAGCTTTGTACCTATAAAAATCAGAATCAGAGCCAGGTCTTTGAAAAGCATCTGTACCACCTGTAGCAGTTCCAAACGCACCTAAGGTTAGAACTTCAGGAGGGTAATTAAAGTTTTGTTCTACAAGAGCATTACCGTCATATGCTTTTAACTGACCACCGGAAAAGTGTAAGTTTTCGGCAAGTTCTTCAGTTTGGTTTACAATCTCATTGTTGAAATCTAGTATTGTACTATTTACTCCATATAAACTATAATAGTTTGTAGTGCCTTCAGTTCCACTTTCTATTACACCTTGTAACTTAGTAATTGTTAAAAACTTCTCTGAGCTAATAGTTGGAACATTGCTAAGGCTTGGTACAGTGTAAACTGCATCAGCATTAGTACCAGAGTCAAAATTAGAAAAAGCTGTAGATGACCCTGCTCTTTTTCTTATAGAGTTAAGTAAACTACCAGCCGTATTTTGA